ATTCACAAAGAAAGAAAAAGAACCAAAAAGAAAGAAACGACCGCTACTATTATTTCTCTCTTCTAAGCACCCCACTAAATCTTACACTAACAAGCGCTTAATAACATTAACTCTATCACTATTACTTATTGCCTCTCCTGTATTTTCACAACAGCAAGATCGCGTTGCTTATATTTTGCCGTCAGCAGAGGGTGGATTGACAAGTCATATTAGTCCATATTTAACGAAAGAAAACTCCGCGGTAGAAGCTACGAACGTGAGAGTGAATAGTCAATTCGGTAGTTTATCGAACCGCGAAGTCCTCGTATCCGAAGTAGACATGGGTTCAGCCTCAGTTAATAGCCTGTATAGATTCTATATTTCAAGTGGTACTCAGTACACAATAGCTTCTACATCTACTCTATTAAGGTATGACGCTTCAGGAACGGCTACTACGATCGCTCAAGGCCTTACTGATGGGAAAAGATTTCAGTTTGTAACCTATAAAGATAAGATGATCGCAGGTAACGGATATGATAATACGCTTAAATGGGATGGAGTAACGACTACTACTGCAGATACTACAGCTTGTAGAACTGCCGGAGATTCATGTGCTGAACTTGGAGCGCCCTTTGCTACTTTAATAACAGGAACAGCGATAACCGCCTCAAAATGGTATCAATATAAAGTAGCCTTTTACGATGGAACGACTTATTCATATTCTACAGCGCGCTCTAATCCCATAGCTACAGGTGCGACTGTTTATAGTGTTAGACTTACGGATATCCCACTTGGGCCGGCAGGCACTACTCATAGATATATATATCGTTCTCAAGCTAATAATGACAGAACTGCCTGTCTTGCCGATACAACTTATAAAATGGTTAAGGATATAGCCGATAATTCAACTCAGGCATGGACTGATATTGTTGCTATGGGTGCAGAGCCAAATTCTCCAACATGGGCTACGGTAGCGGCTGGGAATAACTGTACCCCGCCTAAAAGTGCTATTTTAGAGATATGCTCTGAGAGATTGTTCGCTTCAGGCAATACTACCGCAGGATATCAATCAGACGTTTACTGGTCAGATGATGCTAATCCTGATTATTTTTCTCCTTCGGCTATCATAATGGTAAGGCCCGATGATGGTGATAAGGTTACATTCTTAAAGACATTCTTAGGCATCCTGACTATAGGTAAAACCAATACAATACAGAAGTTTTATACAGAAGGAAGTCCATTAACAGATTGGTCATTATCAAACGCCTTCTCTTTCGTTGGTTGTCCAGCCCCTTATACTGCCGCGGTAACGCCTTTAGGTATATTTTATCTTGGTAGACATGGACTTTATAGGTTCTCCGGTCAGGCCTCCGAACTAATATCGGACGCCGTAACGAAGGAAATAGAGGATATCTCTCAAGTAAACATAGCCGATTGTACAGGCATATATTGGAACAATGAATATCATTTAGCCTATGCCTCTTCTGCCTCGTCTTCGGCTACCAATAATAGGGTGCTTGTGTATGATATCGTTAGAAACGCTTATGTCTTAGACACTAAGAATGTTAATTGTTTCGCCGCTTTCGGATCAGGTACAGATTACGGAACACTCTTTTCAGGCTCTTCTACATCCGATGGATATGTATTCGCTCATTCTCCCACTACCTATACGTTCCTAAAGCGATACAAGAGCGAAATAGACTCCGGTACATTTTCATCTTCCATTACTTCAGGCACGGAAGATAACCCAATATTATCTATTCTCACGCTTGATAATATGGAAAGTTATACATCTAATGCTCTCGCGCGCGCTACTTGGATATCTTCGGAAACTACCGCAAGTAAGAAAGTTCCGCCTGATCTTGGAAGCGGCGTAGATGGGGCAAAGGTAGTCTCGGCAGATGAAACTTTAACAGGCGGATCATACAACTATACAAGTCTTACGATTGATGCCGGAAAAACTCTTATTTTAGGAAAAGGAACTACCGTTAAATGCTTAGGGACGATAACTGTAAACGGTAAAGTTTATTGCGGTGGAATTCTTAATATATATGCTCATACAATAACGATAGGGGCCTCGGGTAGTCTTGTGGGTGGACTTACTTTAAGGGCAAACACGATAAATAATGGCGGACTAATATCCGGCGATGCTTGTTTAGCCTCGACTATGGCAGGTAATGCTCCGGCTACTATGATTGATAATGACTTCTCTACAGTGGCGCAATCCGGAGGAGGAGCTTTAACCACCGCAACATTCCCGGCAATAACTGATATTACGACAGCCAGATATCGATCATCAGGATCGGCTTATGGTGCGCAAGATACGGCAGGAACGATAGTAAGTCTTGACGGAAATATACTTTATCAAACAAATGTCAATAATAACAGTTTTGATACTGGAGCGGCAACTAATACTACCGGGTGGACAAACGTATCTGCTATGGGTGTATTTCAACAAACTTATGGCACAGGCGTTTCTTATGGATATGAAATGCAGGCCTTTATAACGACTCCTGTTATCGATTATCTGAATGGTTCAATAGGAACTATACGACCTACTCCGGCCGCGGCCGCGACTACTGATTATGTATATGCTCTCGATGTGTTCTCGGAGTCCACAATAAAGAATGAATCGAACTATTCATTAAAGATAGTAGTGCCTCCCGGAGCCGACACACTCAATGAAAATATCACAAAGACAATAACTGATACCGACCTTTCGGCCTTAACCTATATTCTACTTGATGTCTATGCTTCACGAAGCGGGACACACATGCAATTAGGGCTTGGAGAAGGTTCTTTGACTGATTTTGTTGATATTCCTATTACCGCCGCAAATACATGGGAAACTGTCAAAGTAGACATATCAGGTATAGCCAATGCCAATATAGATCATTGTACGCGTATGGGAATAAAATTTACCAATACTGATGTTGGGAATGTGGTGTATATCGATAATATCAAACCTGCGCTAACTACAGCCGCATGGACAAGTCCTATTTATCAGATTAACGCGGAATCCCTAAAGAAGTTATATTGGAATGAAAACCTTAATACATACGGTGATGTTACATGGGCGATAAGAACGAATAGCTTAAACCTGATGAATGGTACGGTAGATCAGGCCGCAACCGCTGACGCAGGCGCCTCAGTCGTATTCAGGACGACCGTGCCTCATGGTATGGTAACAGGTGCAAAAGTAACAGTAGCCGGTACGACAGATTATAACCATAACTTCACAGTTACCGATGTATCAGACACGACTCATTTCAAGGTTACTCATGCCTACGTATCTGACCAATCAGGAACGTGGGAGAAGACTTGGACTACTACCGAATATACCAATCCTAACGGTTCGGATATATCGGGAGAAACAGCAAATACTTATATTCAATTCAGGACGACACTGACTACAAGTGATACTACCAATTACCTATATCCGTGGTTATACTCTACAGACGGATATGTGTTCAAGATAAATTACTCGAAGATTGGTGCGAATTATGAAACGAGTGTCTCGAGCAAGTGGGTTACAGGGTGGCGCAATCTCGGAAACCCTGCATCAAAGAAATTGATTAAACGAATAATTGTAGATTATGAGGGAGAGAGTGAAAACCTTATAGTTAATATTAAAGGGATGGATAATGCGGTAGATAGATCATTTACTATCGACATGAGTGTATTACCCGATGATGATATTACGGATAAAATAACTGGAACACCCAATCACAAGCGCTTTACATGGGATAGTCCGATAAATTCATCAAACGATCAAGCACTCATTAGTGATAACTTTATGTTCACTATAACACATGAAGGAAATCAACCGTATCGTATCAATAGAATGTCCTGCATAATTAGCGATCAGGAACTTTACTAATGTCAATGACCTTTAAGATAGCGGCCTTATTTGTCCTAATTTCTTGTGCGTGTGTTCACGCTCAGGAAAATTTAGATTCGATGGATAATAAGAATACGTCCACTTTGAATGAGGAATTGCGAAAACTACGTCAGTCTAATAGAGACTTAGCTAGTCAGATAGCCAATCAGCCGGCAGGTTACACTATCAATACATATACCGCAGACGATACATGGACGAAACCTTCAGGAGCAATACTTGTTGAGGTGATATGTGTGGGTGGCGGTGGCGCAGGCGGAAGAAACTATCATCCCGGAGCCTATAACCCCGGCGCAGGCGGCGGTGGTGGTGGTGGCGGACAAAGAGTAAGAAAGATATTCAAGGCTTCAGACTTGTCAAGTACAGTGGCAATTACTATAGGAATTGGAGGGGTTGGTTCAACTGGAGCCAATGGAGTAAATTCTACTTTTGGAGCATATGTTATAGCTTATGGAGGTTTATCTGGAGATTACGCCTCTAATTATAATGTTGACTACAACGGTGGAAATGGCGGCCCTACAGCCATTGCAGGGTTAGGAGGCATAGGAGCTAATACAGGCGGGTGTTCTATATCTGGCGGTGGTGGTGGTGGAGGTGCGCCTAAAGCAAATAGTGGTGGGAATGGTGGGGCTTCGATAGATAGCGGTGGCGGCGGTGGCGGTGGTGGCGGAAATAGTGGGGCGGGTTACTATCCCGGAGGAAGTGGTGGTAAGAGTGGGACTGCGGTAGCAGGTGACGAGGCAAATAGCGGAGCGGCTAGTAATCCCGGAACCAATGGAACCGATGGTAACGGATTTACTTGCGGCGGAGGCGGCGGTGGCGGCGGCGCTTCTTATCGTGGCACAAATCTTGTCGGTGGGGATGGTGGAGCATGGGGTGGCGGCGGGGGTGGATCCGGTAGCCAATGGGATCCGGTATCCGTTTGCGATGGTGGTAATGGTGGTAAGGGAGGCGTGGTTGTAATTTCATGGTTTTAAATAACGAAGTCAAAGTCGTTCCTCCTAAAGACGTTAGAGAAGGAATACTTAATATAGAAGCGAAGATGTCGGCGATACCGGGAGCTACGATAGGGGATAGTCCAGAATGTCCTTTAACGCATACGTTTGTTGATGGTGCTTATGTCCGTGAGATCAATATGCCTAAAGGTATGTTGATATCCTCTAAGATTCATAAGGTAACACACCCCTATTTTATACTTAAAGGCGAATGTTCCATATTGACCGAGGAAGGCGTCAAGAGGATTAAAGCGCCTTTCTATGGTGTTACAAAGGCCGGAACGAAACGAATACTATATACGCACGAAGATACTCAATGGGTTACAGTTCATGTAACGAAAGAAACAGATTTAGAGAAGATAGAAGGCGAGATAATCGCTAAGACATTTGACGATTTACCGGATAGCGCTATAGACACCGAAGCTGAAATAACGGACTTTATCGAGGAAGTTAAAAAAGGAGAGGGAAATGCGGAAACACCTACACAATAAATATCATGAATTTGAGGGAATGAATAAAAGATATACATGGGTTGCGATAGCAGTAGGTGGAACAGCGGCAGTGATCGGCGGTGGTGTAGCCATGTATGAGGGCGCACAAAATAGAGATGCCGCTAAGAAGGCGCAAGATGCTCTTGCCTCGGTGCAATTTCAGGCTGATCCATACGTTGCAAAAACACAAGACTTTGCGTTCCCATATTATACAGGAATATTAAATGGCAATATCCCTGATTATTACAAAGGAATTGGTGAAACAGGGTCACCCGAAGCACAGAAGATGCTAGCCCTTACTAATAGGGATATTACAAACTCAGCCAATGAAGGACTTGTCCGAAGAGGTATGTCAAGGTCGGGCGTGGCCGGAGATGTCATATCTCAGGCGATAGGCGATTCCTCAACTAAGTTTAATTATGCTGACTATCAGCGAGCTATGGCCGGTAAGCAATGGCTCATGGGAGCAGGAGAAACCGGACTTTCAAATGTAAGGAGCGCGGCCTTAACAAATCAAAGCCAGATGAACTCGTTTAACATATCAAAGATGGGTGGCACGTTAAATGCTATGCAGATGGATACTCAGCAACAGAATGGCCAAGACGCCATGTGGGGACAGTTATTATCTTCAGGCGTAGGCGCGATAGGCAATTACTACGGTATGCAACAGTTGAAGGATGTTTATAATCCGGCGGCGAGTGTAGCACCAAGTTCGATTACAGGGAGTGGATTGGGGGGCGCAAGCTATTCATCTTCGAGTGGGTTCGGATATAGTCCGACCGATTTTGGACTATCTAAGTCGACGTGGGGGTATTAATCTCTGATAAAACTCTTTTAAGTGCTTGCCTTGTATTGGCTAATACTTTTAGAGTTATATCGAGAGAATGCTTGTCTTTCATGTTGGCGCTTTTCAGTAATGTAATATATTCGTCAATAACTGCAAGTCTTTCATTGCAATATATGTCAAGGTGTTGGGGAGTATCTACGGCAAGAAGATAGGACAAGCTATTGAGCATTTCACGACAAAGAATTAAGCAATCCATTAGAACTATAAATACAGTATGTTCGCTACTATCAGATATAGAGGCTAGTTTGTAATGGAAATCATGTATTTTGTCTGAAAGGTTATCGCCATAATTTTTTACGGAAAGAAATAAATCTTCACTCACCGGATAGGCGAATAGGGAAGTGGTGAGGGATAGGAAGAGAAGGATAAGGATTAGTTTTTTCAAAACGGCTTACTCCTTTTTGATAAAACTCTCCATCCGATTACTTTACCGTCGGATATTCCGAAATAATCAACTTTTCCAGTAATGATATTGCATCTTAGAGGAAGACTGTTTTCAAAGTGAAAATGATACTTAGGGTAAAGAATATAGAAGGTAACGGCAAGAATAATGAAAGAAGCCACTATTATTTCGATTTTTCGCATAAATTGAGTTTACCCGATTAAGTACGAATAGTCAAATTAAAGGAGAAATGATATGTCAATGGGTCTTGCGATGGGTGTTGGTCTAATGGACGGATTAGAAAAATCTACAGCTACACTTATGCGGGTAATGGAGGCAAAATATAAAATTGGAAAAGATCGAGAAATGTTTGACTTAGATAAAAAGGTAAAGGAAGCACAACTTAATAAGTATGCAGTTATAGACCCACAAAGAGCTAAAGAAGCATCTGAGTTATTCAAACTACAAACCAAAGTAAAAGAAAAGGAATTTGAGTTAGCATCTGATAAGGTAGATAATGCCAAACAGAATCAAGAGTTCTTAGTTGGATATCAGACCGCACTCGCACAGGGGAAAAACCCATTCCCTGGAATACAACCCGGACAGAGAGTTTCAATGCCCGGTATCATATTTTATGGAGAGAGTAACCTTACGGCTCAAAAATCATCTGGCGGGTTAACTAATCCCTACCCAAAACCAAATGCGACTGCCGAACCACAGGCCATAACATTACCCGATACCATTACTACAACTTCAGAAGCAGTAAAACACCTTCAGAGCAACTACGGAATGAACGAAAATCAGGCTAAGGATTGGATAAAAAACCAAAAATAAGGATATTTCATGCCCCTAAACTTAAAAGATGATTTAGGTATACTGAGTCAACCTACATCAGTGCCTAAACTTACAGATGATATCGGGATTAGATCACGGTTAAAAGACGATGTTGGAATATTTGACACTAAACCAAGTGGCAATGTCTTCACCGATGCCTTTACTTCTATATGGAGAGGTGGCGAAAAATCTCTTGCCGGAGTAGGTAGCGGTATTAAGCTCGGTGGCGAAGAATTAAAATATCAGGCCTCAAAGTATTCTCCTAATGACCCGAAATCAGATGCTACTAAACTGACACCTATTAAACAGTTTGCCTATGCAACAGGAAGTTATATTTCTGATATAGGCAATACCATGAAGGGATTTTATAATAAAGCCGCCGAAAAGGGTGTAGAAGCCCCTAACCCGGCTATCATGCTTGGGTGGAAACATCCCTTCAGAAAATCAGTATCGCTCGCATCAGAGAACCTTCCTATGCTATTAACTGCCGGAGCAGTTACAGCGGTTACAAAATCGCCACTCGCAGGCGCCTCTATATTCGCTCCGCAGACCGCAGGTGATTTTTATGAAGAAGCTACAAAGAACGGTATGCCCCACGACAAGGCAAGAGATATGGCCTTACTCGATGCTATGGCCCAGACAGGCCTTGAAAATATAGCTCTCGGTCAATGGATGAAGGGTGGAACCCTATTAAAGAGAATGGCAAGAACGGCTATTGCTGAAGGCCCTGTAGAAGAAGGCTCGCAACAGGTATTTGAGAATACCCTTAAAGTAGTAGGATGGAAGGGCAAGAATGATCTATGGAACGATCTAACTGACGGTCTCGCTGAAAGCGTAGTAGCAGGAGCATTGTCGGGAGCTGTTCTTGGTGGATTTGAAGCGCCATCTCTTAATGACTATAAAGCTGACTTTGCTAAACAAGTGGCTAAAGAGGGAAAGGAAGAAGGCCATACAGAAGAACAGGTGCAGACGGTTATAAAGACCGGGCATCAGATGATGGATAAGCTCGCTGATAATCTTCAGAACAAGAAAATCACTCCGGCTGACATCAATACGATGGCAAGGGATTCACAGGGTAATCCTATTGAGATCAAGGCTGAGGAAGAAGTTAAACCTGATACCAAGCCATCCGAAACTGCTCCCGAAACTCCATCTATCGGCAAAACCATAGGATATGACGCTAAAGACGGACTTCCTATCATAGACAGGCAAGGTGTGGCAGAAGCGCCAATCGTTCAACCTGACCAAGATTTGAAGGGCGAAACACCTCCCACAGCAAAAGGTGGGGAGATAACCTTTGGTAAGCCTGACAATGATGGACTTATGGATGCTATTTCTGTAAAAGTAAATGGTGAAGAAGCTGGCACAATACACTTAAAGAGACGACAAGGAGAAGCTGATTTACATATTGTCATAAAGCCTGAGTTACAAGGTAAGGGTTTAGGAGCAGAGGTAATAGAGTCTGCGGTAAATAAGTTTAGCGATAAGTATGGAAAGATAGTTATAGCAAGAGGTCGAATAGTAAACGATAACCTAATCAAAGTAATCGAAAAGGTTAAGGCTCGTGGAAATGTTGGAGTAGATTATAATAAAGAGTTTGATAGATGGGAGTTCTCCAAACTCTCCCCTAAAGAGACACAGGGCAAGGCTACTACTGAACAGGTTACTGTAGAAGAAAAGGCTACAGCAAATACAGATGAAGCAACCGCCCTTAAAATAGCTAAGAAGCAACATCCAATAGATACGATAGATCGTGAGGGATTAGTTAATGATAGCTCCGGTAAGTATATTTCCGATGGACGATATCTTATTATAGACAAAAAAATTGCGGAAGATGCGAGGGATGCTTATTGGGTAAAGAAAGCCAAAAAGTTACAACAGTTAAAAGGCATGAACAAGGATGAATTATTAAAACTCGCCAAGAATCCTGATTCAATTATAGGAGTTGATAGGGCAAAGAATAATAATACAACTCCGCCACCGGATTACGAAAGAGTCATACCTAAGCTTCCCGGAGAACAAGGTCGCAAATCACTACTTGCAGAGTTTAGCAAAGTCCACATGTCGGGGAGTAACACATATCTTGTTTATCAAAACAAGGAAGGCACGACTGCCGGATTCGATGTCGATTATGTAAAAATGATTAAAGACTATTTTCCTAATTCAAAGTTATATATTACATCCGCAGACAAGCCTGCTATGTTCGTTCAGGATGGGGAGATTAAGGCCGTATTGATGCCTGTTGATATTAAAGAGTCGGTTTCAATAGAGCAAAAGATTAAAACGGCTATCGAGGATAAGGATGTAAAATATCTTCACTCCGTAATGAATGGTATTAACCCCAATGCAAATAAGATATTCACACAAATAACAGGCCTTCCATCTAAGTTACAGAGAGAGTCAAACGAAAGCATCCGGTCTCTTGATCCTGTTAGATATGATGAATTATTTGCACCAAAGCCCATCATAGAAACACCAAAGATGAGTAAGGCCGATGCTATTGCTAAGGCGCAGAAGGCGAGAGCCGATAAAGCGCTATTAGCCAATGTCAAATTCCGTGGCGAAATAATGACTAAGAAGCAGATGGTAGAGAAGCTTTTTCAGGAAGGTGCAACATCTAAGATTAGTCAGGAAAATGTTATTAAGGAAATGTCGAGAACACAGTATAACAGAGCTGATGGCAAACAACAGGCTGAACATGAAAAGCGAATAAAAGAAGCCGGAACTAAGAATGTATATTACATTACGGACACGCAGGGAGCATCAAATACATTCTTTGAAGTAAGTAAGACGGAACACGATTATTTTAATTCTTTGAAACAATCCGCAGAGATAATTGCTCCGGCTCCGGCAGACCTCAAAGGCGAATCCCTTTCTACCGAATCCAAAGAAGCAGTTAAGGCCGAAGAACCTATCATAGAGAACGAATCCGAGAATGAAGCTAATGACGAAGCGAAGGATATCGCAGACTTCGGAATTAAGATCGGTGGCGCGCGAAAAGACCTTGCCGTTAAAACAGGAACCCCTGGTGGCAATAGAGTAGTGCCTACCGGCCCGGCATGGGCTAGAAGCATTAGAGTATTACAATCAATAAAGACCGGAAAATGGCAGATATGCAAGAAAGGTAAGGATTGGGCCGGGCGAGATAGCATGAACGCTTTGTCGCGTCAGGAGTTCGACACAGAGAAGGAAGCGGAGAAGAATATCCCACTTGCCGTAGTCGCTCAGAATCACAGAGTATATGGCAAGAAGATAGCCAATACAACCGCACCTGAGCAATCATCTAGGCAGGCCGATGAGTGGCTTAATGGGATTACAAGAGATATCGAGGCTCTAAAGAAGGGCAACGAAGAACTGTTAATGAAGAAGGGGCTTACAGATAGATATAAAAAAGAAATTCCGGATGGTTCCTTAGATGGCTTTGAAAAGATGGATAAACTGATTAAGGAAAAAACAGCTAAGGGTGAACTTCTTAATGATGAGCAATATGCAAAGGCCACCGAAATACTTAATGAAATAGATAAGATTAAACAGCGTAAAATGTCAGGTGTGGAAGAAGCTCAGGTATTCGCCATTCACCGCATACTCTCCAATAGAAACACTCCCATAGTAAAGGGCGGATTTGCTTCAAGAGACGAAGCTATGGCATACATGGCCACTCATGCCGTGGAGATCATAGAACATAAATTTCCTTTCCCTGAGAAGCCGTGGCTTGACCATATAGAACGCATAGGGAAAGACCATCGTAATGGAAAGAATGTAACCACTAAAGCATTTCAAGATACCTTCGGATTCAGGGGTGGAGAGTTCGGTAATTGGAACATGGGAAGCGACGGTCAGGCCGCGCTTAACTATGCCTACGACGCATTGCTAGACCTAGCTGAAACACTTGATATAAAGCCGGAATCCCTGAGCCTACACGGTGAATTATCTATCGCCTTCGGTGCGCGCGGTCAGGGCCTTGTCAATGCAAGGGCGCACTTTGAGCCGGATCATTTCGTTATCAATCTTACTAAGATCAAAGGAGCCGGGAGTCTTGCGCATGAGTGGCTACATGCTGTTAATTATTATCTTGCCATGCTTGACGGTAAGATGACCTCTACAAGATCGGCAAGTGGAACATTCGACAAGACCGGAACAGTAACGGAAGGCTTCAGTTGGAATAGCAAGTTAGACGCAAAGGTTATTGAATCCTATAAGTCATTGATAAAGACTATCACGGCCAAAGAAGTCGAGAAACAGATCGCAGTCGATCAGGCACAGAAGCGATCTGATTATATTAGTGGTGGGTTAAAAGATACCCTCGATAGTGTTAATCGTAGTTTTAATTATGACTACACACGATACAATAAGAGAGCCAAGATAGCCACGGCTAAAGATATTGCTAAATGGGAAGAGCTAAAGACTAAGCTATTGAACGGAGAATACGGCGAGAAGGTATTTGTAAAGGGTTCTCCGCATAATAAATTTGGCGGATTCGATTCATACCAGATTATCCGTGATATGAACGATCTATTTAAGTCGATCACCGGACATAGTTTCGATACCGCTAATAGTGATTGTTTCGGAAGACAACTATACCTGCAGATCAAAAGCCTTGCAGATTCAAAGGCGAGAGTTGAGCAGGCTAAGAGTGGAGCAACTGAAAAGAAGGTTATTGCTACTGACTATTTGAAGAACGCTAAAGATATCGATAGTTACCGATCGTCAGATTATTGGTCCATACCCGAAGAAATGACGGCAAGAGCTTTTGAGTCATATATCTACGATAAACTAAACTCCGGCAAGAAGAGAAGTGATTACCTTGTCTATGGTGTAGAGAATAAGTATTATGCTTCGCTTAATATGAAGCCTTATCCCGAAGGTGAAGAGAGGACATTATTCAATCAATCTTTCGATGCGCTCTTCAAGGCCATCGTTGACAAGACAGGAAAAGTAGGGTACATTTTAAGGGAAGGCGAAATTAACTTAGCATTTGGAGGAATAAATGAATATAACAAATCCATTCAAAAGGTTCAGGCAGACCTTCAAAATGTTCATGCTAAGAACATTCGATCCGGTGTATCGTCAATACTATCAGGATCGGAACCGAAAGAAAATAATCCGGGCGAAATTCCGCAGATGGGCGAGGGAGGAAAAGATAAAAAATCTTATAGCGATACTGCCCCCTTACTTAAAAAATTATCCGAAGTGGCGAGAAGATTGCAGGAGAGAGGCTTCGTTGATTTCAAAGGGTATAATGCCTCGTCCGCACAAGATATTGCCGAAATAGCAGTTGCTTTTAGACATCCGCTTGTAGAGAATCTGCAAGTTGTATACATAAAGGGTGAAGAGGTTGTTTCCCACCAAGTAATATCATCAGGCAAATCCAACGAAGTTGCATTTACAGCAGAATATCAAAAACATATAAAAGAAGAATTAGCACGATTAAATGCTGATTCGTTTTACATAGTCCATAACCATCCATCCGGAGACCCGACACCATCCCCCGAAGATTTTGGAAGCGCCATAGCTTTAAGGGAGCAATTTGAGAATAGTTATAAGGGGGATATTGTCTTAAATCATAAAAAATATAGTGTTATATCCGTAGGAAAGCCACGCTTTTTGATAGGGCCACAGGCTTTCGTAAAAGAACATTCCTTCAGCAAGGAACAGGAAAATTACAGAGAAGGCTTTTACAAAATGCCTACGGAAACCGTAGAGCAATATGTAGCTACACTAACTAATGATTTTCTTAGAAGTGGAAAATCCGCCGTAATATTTATTGATGGCGCTTGGAATATTATGGGCGTTGAGTATGTGGGCAATCAGAAAAATATAGCGCAAAATATTAAAGAGCATAAAAAACATTACTCCGCAGGGCATTATATTATTGTATTCAAAAATAATGAATTTCCCAATATAAAGCAATATCCCGAAGGATTAGTCGATATTGTTAATATTCACGATGGCGGTGGGTATCTATCGTTTAAGTTGGGAGACAAATCATTATTGCATGGAGCCACATTAGAAAAAAGAAGCGATATTGCAAATCATTACAGACTACAGGCTCCGCAACCAAACAGTGCGCAACAGTTTTTAGGTGTAGACATCGGCAAGAACATCAAGGAGATCAATGACACATGGACAAGCATCAGGGAGTATATAGAGGATGATTGGCTAAGGGTAAAGAAACTCATACAGAACGACAAAGCCAATGTAACACAGACCAATAATATGTATGAAGCGGAGATACGATATTGGGGCAGGCTTGGCACCCGGATGGAAGAAGCTGACCATGCAGTAGTAGGCATCGATAAGGACATAGTAGCTACCGCCAAAAAGCTAAGCATCAGCGATAAGTTATTATCGTCAGAAATCAGTAAATTCCTGATAGCACGGCATACGCCGGAACGCAACGCAGAGCATGGCGAAGGCGCATCCGGCATGACTAACGCCGAAGCACAGACAGCCATAGACGATATCAGATCAAACTTCTATTCTTCTGAAGTTGAGCGCATAGCTAATAGCATACAGGATATTAACCATAAGGTACTTGACACTCTGTTGGAGGGGGAAGTCATAACTCAGGAACTACATGACAGTTTGCGCAGTAAATACCCGAACCACATCCCACTTCAAAGGGTTATGCCAGACGAGGATATTGTAGATTCGCTTACGAGCAGGGGATATGGAGTCAAGGGCGCAGGTCTGAAAAGAGCCAAAGGTAGTAAACTTGAAGTGGCTGATATTCTTACCAATGTTACCGCTAACTACAAGTCCGCCATAGCCCGGAGTGAGAAGAATATTCTCGATAACTACACTCTAAGATTTGCAAGGGATAACGAATACTTCGACGGCCTGTTTGAAGAGTTCAAGGCAAAGGCCGTAGGTAAGACTTTTGACGGTAGGATAATATTAGAAACAATTAACGATCCTATGGTGTTACCTGTCATGGACAAGGGCAAACAGGTATACCTTAAAATCAATGATGCGCAGTTAGCTATGGCCCTGCGTGGAGTTAATAGGGCGAAGGTGGACGGCCTTCTTAAATTTGTTAAAACATACACTCGGTTCTATTCAGGTCTTATGACAAGATTCAATCCTGAATTTGTCCTACCAAATAAAATAAGGGACTTGCAAGAAATGATTGTGTATCTTGCATCTAAAGATGAAATAGGTCTGAAGGGGGCACTGAAATCTGTATCCAACGATCCTCAGAGCATCAAGGATATAACGGACTTCATCAGAGGTAAGGACACTCCGGGGACAAGACTGTATAAACAGATGAAGATGGACGGAGGAACGACCGGAGGGATGGGTCTTTCCACTAGAGATCAGTTAGAGCTTAACCTAGAAGAGATAAGAAGAGTAAATAGAAGCGCACCAAGAGCCGTTGCTAAAAAAATCATATCCTCTATTGATGCGTGGAATACCTTATTTGAGGACTCCACAAGGTTATCCGCATATAAGCAGGCTTTAAGTCAGGGCGTGAGCCGGGAGAAGGCGGCAGTATTAGCTAAGGAAGCCTCCATCAACTTTAATAAGATGGGGAAGGGAAGTCCTATTACAAATGCCGTATGGATGTTCTCCAATGCTTCTATTCAGGGTTCGGCTAAAATGCTAAGAGCTATGAAGAACCCTAAAGTTCTTGCGGCTATTCTAGCTATTCTTGGAGGAGCTATCTTCCTTGTTAACGAGTATAATGACAAACAGGATAAGGACTGGCGCAAGAAGGTGAGGAAGTGGGATAAGCTGAACGGACTGAATGTGGTCATTAAGACTAATGAGGGCATAAGGTATGTAACTATACCTATATCATGGGGATTGAAGCCTATTAAGGTTATTCTCGATTCTGTATACGACATGGCATCCGGGCATAGCTCAGGTGTTGGTAGCGCTATGGGTGATATTACGGCTTCCGTGATCGAGGGTTATAATCCTGTTGGGGGAACAGATGCAATATCGGCCCTAATGCCAACGATATTAGATCTGCCTGTTGACATAGCTCGCAATAAATCATGGAATGGCGGAAAGATACGGCCTAATTGGAATAATGCAGACCCGGATTCGATTAAATACTTTGATAGTCTAAGGCAGAAATTATCCGGAAAAGTTTTTATAGCCATCACAAAGAATATGGGGGATATGGGCATAGAGGTCTCCCCTGCTGATATGAACTATGCTTATGAATCGCTGATAGGCGGAGCCGGGAAGTTTATCAATAAGATAGTAGATACCGCATCAGGCATATCACAAGGCAAAGTAGAAGCTAAGAGCATACCTTTCCTGAGCAGGTTCTATAGGGATATACCCGAAGAAGAGATCAGGGAAACGGATCAGAGCTTTGATATACTAAAAACAACACTACAGAAACAAGCTAAGGATAAATTCTACTTTTCGCAAGAAGCCGAACTTGTCCATGATTCGCTAAAGACAATGCCAAAGGCTCAAGCGTATAAGCGATTCAATGAGATCATGAATACTAATCCTCGCCTTGCTGAAAAGATAGTTGATATAAAGAAGGATGAGGATTTAAATATCAATTATAAGGAAAGGATGATAAAGCAATTAGGTGTTGAAAACGGTGAGAGAGCTAAGTATATATTCCAACAGGTAGAATCAATGAAAGACCCGAAGGCAAAATACCAGTATGTTCAGAATCTAATGGATAAGAAGATCATATCAGAAAAGGTTATGTACCATATATCTATATTAAAGAATATGGCTAACTCTGATAGACGGTAGCATTACAGATTACCCCTCACTAAGTATTGTTAGTGTAAGATTTAGTGGGGTGCTTAGAAGAGAGAAATAATAGTAGCGGTCGTTTCTTTCTTTTTGGTTCTTTTTCTTTCTTTGTGAATAGTGTGAATATGTGGATAAAAGGCTTGTTT